AGAATGTGTATGTCCAGGTTGAGTCCAAGTTCCTGATTGGGTTCCTCCTGCAACATAATAAGCATTGGAGCCGCCTTTAACTGCAAGCACAGCATCAGCAGCAGTGGCATCAATTGTCCAACCCGTAGGAGCAACATTTTGATAAAACCACATTTTGGTTCCGGGCACATTCAAGCGATCATCATTGCCTTGACAGACTGTGTTTGCCCCAGTTCCGAATTCAGCTTTTGTTAAAATGTTTGATAAAGAAGTTATAAGATTAGCAAGACTTACATCTTGCATTTCATATCCTTTGTTTACCATAACAGTAGCAAGAGCGGTAACTAGAGTGCTTGTTTGATAGTATAACTTGTTTGCCAAATCTGAAGGAAAAATACCAGTTATTGCTCCTCCAGTTCTTTGAGCGTCACTGGCATATGCGCCATCAGTTTGTTGATTTATTAAACTCGGATTCCATTGTAAAAAATTAGTAGGTGCTGCACACATTATAAACCTCCTTTATTTATACCCAATTGCCTTCGTCAAGACCTGATATATAAGCATCTCGTCTGTCATGTCCATAAAACGGCAAAGTTCCATACAAATAATTACACAATACACCTTGTGGCCTTGGCACAATATAATCATGCGTTATTAAATCAATGTAAATGGATGTGAAATCACCTGTCAAGGTAACATCTATTGTCATATTCTGGTTGTCTTGCACAATTATTTTGCCGCCCGGAAACAAAGTTGCCCAGAACTCTTGCATCGTTTGCATATTGCCATTCCAATGATTGTACATAATTTTGTTCTTCAGAAGAACTCTGTATGTGTCATCATCAAGAGTGGGACTCGATCCATCTGTTGGGTCAAAATTTATCTTTCTTGATTGGCCAAGTATAACACCCAATATATCTAATTGAGTGCCAACACAGGCATCAAATTCTACAAATTCAAAGGAGCTTATCCCTTCTTTAGTGGTGAGATAAACATCTGGATTAAGAATTTCCGAATCTTCAATAATTCTATTAAGAGACAAGTAATAAGTGAGACTTGTTGCCAATTCTCTTATGTCCTCAACCATTTCTAAATAAGTCCTCACCCAATGCAAAAACTTAGGTGAATTCTGATATTGACTGGTAATCAAATCTAAATACTCTTGTTTAACAGGTCTGTATTTTCCAACCAATGCAGGATATAATTCAACAATCAAAGGTTCATGAACTGTAATTGCGGCATAAACAAATAGAGCACCATAACTTGCCGTAACAGTTCCTACGCCTATGCTTTTTGTGTATATCATCCCATTCAAGTAAATTTCACTGCCAAATTCTGCTAATACAAATGGAGGAGATGAAGTGTATATTGAGAATGTTGTGTCAGCAGTTACGTCAACAGATGTTCCATCACTATAATTAGCGATGCACACAAGTTGTATTACATCACCTAAGTAAAGGATTATTTCATCTGGAATAATTGTCAAACTTGTCAAAGTCGCCATTTTTACACCAAAGTTACTGTTACGTTTGCCTCAGCACCAAGCACAACCTCGTTATATGCTACTATGATGTCACTATTGTCCAAAGGGGGACTAGAGGGGTCAGTCCCCATTACAGTTGTATACACTGAAAATGTAGGTTTGGAGGCAATAAACATCACTGATACTGCCGCACCTATTACAGATGAAAGTGCCAGTGTTTGTCCAATATCTAATGTGTTGATATAATCTGCCACTGCTTCTTTAATATCATCATCTGTGCCTGTTACATACCCATTCAAAGTATGAATTTCAATTTCAACATAAATGGGAACGTAAACGGGTCTAAAAAATCTTACCGTTGTTGTATTACTATAAACAGGATCGGCAATATCGATTTCTATATCACCATTCATATAACAACCGATTCCTCTATTATTATATATTGCAGTGGCAATATCTGTTTGATCCCCCCCTTCAATAATTGCAGTGATGGAGTGTTCAGGGGCACCTTCAAACGGGACTCCGGAATCACCATAATGTGTTGAGTTGGTAGCGTTCTCATAAACTTTATATCGTGTTACTTCTGCTAAAGAAGCAATTGCTGCTGTTGTTCCTGCAAGCATTGTCTGGGAAGGAAGAGCCACGCTCAATGCCTGCCTCTCTCTTAACTGAGAATCTGTTTCTACTGGTTGTCCTGCTACTGCTGCTGATGCGTTTGTTACACTTATCCACCCTGCTGTTGGGGTATCAATTGTGCTTAAATCTCCTGCCAATGCTGTAATTGCTCCGATTGTTTGACATGTAGCGGTCACAGTTAAAGTATATGTGCTGCCAACAGGAGAACCTGAAGCTTGCAAAGTAATTGGTGTTGGCAGGCTCCATTTATAACCTGCTTGATCCATGATAACGCCATTGATGATTGTGGCAGAAGTTGTGCCTGTAAGAGTTACATCACATGTTGAGTAAGATGCTGCTTGTCTCGTTATACCATTTAACTGTACCAAACTTGATAATCCTATACCAATGGCCGTTACTGGGCTTGCCTGATTAAAGGCTAACTGAATAGCTTGCATGGCATCATACACGGCCAAGGATTCAACTGCAATTAACTGATAGTCTAAACTATCATTCCCCAGATAAATATCTTGCCCAAATATACTTTTTGCATCAGCTATTCTTTTTTCTAATATGTCATTGAATGTAGGCAAGTGCAAGCCTTGGGAATCTACGTAGGGAGCAAAGTACGCCATTATTCTCCTCCTTGATCTGCATTTGTAACAACTACTTTTCCATAAACTGTATCAACTACGCAAGAGAATGAATATGCTCTTGTGTCACCGTCAAGGGTGGATGAAGTGTTGCTGATATTCGTAATCGCCTTTATATTATTCGGCAATTTTAATCCTCTAATTCTATCGACAAGAATCCTGTCAATGACGCTTTTATTTGTTACTCTCTGGCCTAATATCTTCTGCCATAAAGGTAAACCATCTCTAATATTCATCCACCACTCACCTGTGAATAAAAGCATTCTGGTTTTAATTGCCTGAGCAACAGCTTCTGGATTTTCAACACTGTCCACAAGATAATCGGCATTGCCTCTGCCAAAACACATATCCCATGTACTGTCAAGTCGTCTATATTTCATTAAACTACCCCTCCTGTATTTCCAAGGCCAGTCTGCACTCCGCTATGAACATGGTTTATAAAATTCTTGGCATCAATTGAAGATAGACCGCCTCCAGATAATACCACTCCACTGGAACCAGATAATGTAATTGAAGTGCCAGTTAACTGAACAGTTGGAGATGTCACTATAACTGAAGTTGCATCAACTGTAACACTGGTTGAATTTACATCGACTGTTGGAGCATTAACTTCCACTTCGCTCCCTGCCGTAATCGTTATTTTTGTTGGTGTAACAATATTTATATCGCTGTCCTTAACTTCGACATAAGAGTCATTATTTAAGTTTCTAAGTACAGCAGAATCAGTTGAGTAATCACTGATAACATTTGGCTGACTCCATGGGCCAACAATAGCAAAGCCATCACTAAGGTCATGCCTTCTATTATCTGTCTGATTGCTCACCGCTCCCGACTCCCACCATGCATCATAACAGCAGTCACTAAATATCACCAAACATTCATCACCAATAGTCACTGGCATCGTTAGAACAAAGTTACCCGCTCTTGGCATATAAATAGGGACTTCAGCAAGAATAGGAATGGTCTTATTCTCATAAGGTTGTCCAGCAGCACTTTTCCTTTCTCTGATTGCTATTTGAACAGTCACTATCTGCCTAACAGGATCGAAGCTCTTAATAATTCCCGGAGATGCAACACGAATACGTTCACTTGCTTTCTCAAACTTCTTTTCGAGAACTTCTACTTCATTATCTAATCTTACTGTAAGTGGCAAAGATTGAACTGCCATATATTCTCCTTATGTATTAGGTGCATTAGATGTTTGAAACATTGCAGGCACCATTCCTTCCATAGACTGATTTGCACCAGTAATATGTGTGTACCAATCGCTGCCTCTAGTATCACCTACATGATTTACTCCAATCACCTTATAAACTCC